GACATCTTTTCTCAATAGGTCTTGAATTTTCATCGTTTTTCTACCTCAACTTTTTCATATGTTTCTTTAATAAAGTCCGCTGTTGCCAAGTCATCTGAGAAGGTGGTTGCTGTTCCACAAGCCACTCCCCATTTGAAGGCTTCTATTGCGTCTTTTGATTTGACAAATTCACCTGTAAATCCAGCCACCATAGAGTCACCAGCTCCCACTGAGTTTTTGACTGTTCCCTTGATAGGTTTTGCGAAGTAAGCTCCCTCAGATGTGACAAGAAGGGCCCCGTCCCCAGCCATAGAGATAATAACGTTTTGAGCTCCTTTGGCCAGTAACTGACGAGCATAGTTCTCGATTTCATCTAAACTTTCGAGTTTCACTCCAAAGATAGCTCCAAGCTCGTGATTGTTTGGTTTAACCAAAAGTGGCTGGTAGTCCAAACTATCAATCAAGGTCTGTCCTTCAAAGTCACAAACCACTTGCGCACCAGTCTGGCGTGTCAAGGCAATCAAATCTTTGTAAATAACATTACCTAGATTCTTAGCACTCGAACCCGCAAACACAACCGTATCATCTGCTGTCAGACTAGACAAAATAGCTTTCAACTCTTCTAGCTGAGCCGGTTCCACATTTGGACCAGTCCCGTTGATTTCTGTTTCTTGGTCTGCTTTAATCTTGACATTGATGCGAGTATCTTCTGCTACTTGGACAAAACGAGTTTCGATTTCTTCCTCTGTAAGGGTATCTGTGATAAATTTACCAGTAAAACCTCCGATAAATCCAGTCGCAGTATTTGGAATACCCAAGCGTTTCAAAACACGACTGACATTGATTCCTTTCCCACCAGCAAACTTATCATCACTGTCCATACGATTGACACTACCGACTTGAACTTGGTCCAAGCGCACGATATAGTCAATGGATGGATTGAGTGTGACTGTATAAATCATACTTCTATTACCTCCGTTTTCTTCTTAATAGCCTGCAAGAGCTCATGCCCTTGACTTGTGATGACAATAGCGCGTTTAAGTGGTGCTACCTTGGCAAAGCAAGTTTGTCCAATCTTAGACGAATCCACTAAGACATAGGTTTGTTTGGCATTCTCTAAAATAGCACGCTTAACGGCTCCCTCCTCCATATCAGGAGTCGTATAATAACCATCGTCTACACCATTCATCCCAACAAAGGCACGGTCAAAGTGCAATTGATTGATTTGGTTAAGAGCAACACCACCGATACATGCATCTGTTGCCATCTTGACACTTCCTCCAACCATGACAGTTGGAATCTGTTTTTCAACCAACTGAACCGCATGGTGAATGGAGTTGGTCACAACTGTAATATTCTTATTAACCAATTCCTTGATTAAAAAAGCAGTTGTCGTTCCAGCATCGATAAAAATGACATCTTTTTCCTTAATAAGAGAGGCTGCTTTCTGAGCCAGTAGCTTCTTCTCTTGAAGGTTTTTGACAGATTTTTCTTGGATGGTTTCTTCTTCCTGCAAGGAGTGGGGCAATTCTGCTCCACCATGCACACGGCGAAGTTTGTTTTCCGCTTCCAGCTCATCCAAATCTCTTCGAACCGTTGATTCTGATGTTTCTAATAGACTAACCAATTTTTCTAGGGAAACTACATGATGTTGATTTAACTCCTCTAAAATCAGTTGCTTCCGCTCAGTTTTTAACACCAAATCACCTCCTGTTATCGTTTACACTATTCATTCTAGCACAATTTCTATCAAAGTCAAGCATTTTTTATCATTTTCTTTCAATTTCTATCATTTTTCTTATTTCCAAAATTTTTATTGCAAGATAAGTGGCTTTATGGTAGACTATTTGAGTAAGTATTGGAAGATTACTCAAGATGTTGGAAACGCGGTAGGCGTGTAACAGCGTGCGTGGGTTCGAATCCCATGTCTTCCGTAGAAAAAAGAAAAACTGCACCTCAATGCAGTTTTTTTATCGTTCTAAGAACAATACATAGAAATGAAAGGCTGAGTTACTCTAACTATCACACTATTTTTTTCTGTATCCTTCCCTATCCTAGAATCACTTTGATTTCATAAAAAAACAAGTAGTTTATTAGGACTACTTGTTTTTCTTCTAAATCTTGTGATTAGATATTGCTTTTATCTTTTTTATCTGAAGATTTGTCTGTTGATTTATCAGTGGATTTGTTTGAAGATTTATCAGAAGACTTGTCTGTTGATTTATCATTAGACTTAGTTGAGTTTTTACGGACAATTTTATCATAACCTTCTGTATCATCAAGCAACTCTGTCGCCAAAGTACGGTAATCTTCTTGAGAAATCAGCCAGTTTCCATCCTTATCCTTTGTTAATTTGATTTCAGTATCAAAATCACCAGTAGTGAAAGGTGTATGAGCTAAGTTAGGGTCAACGTCACTGTAGGTTGAGAAATCTTTCTTAAATAGATGCTCAAAAATCCAGTAAGAAACCAATGTTTGGTAACGCTTGATGTCAACGTTTGAACCAGCTTGATTGTATTTACCTAGGTTATCAACACCTCCAATAAGAGTAGTGAGAACTTCCCTTGTAGATGAAGCCAATCCTTTAGAGTGTAACTTCTTAGAGTTGAAAGTAACAGTCGCTGTATTTCCTGATTCATCAACCTTCACGTCTTTAACAGTGTAAGAACCGATATCTTGATATAATCTACGTCTCATCTTCAAGAAACCTGAAATGGTTTCTTCTGGAGTTTCTACAGGGAAATCTTTGTGCCATTGTACTGAATAGGTAGATGCAGGTGAAAGCCCTTCTTCTTTGATTTTTTCACTTGTTTGTACAGCAAATACTGCCTCAGTCCATTTTTCATAAGTGTCGCCATAAATCTTCTTAAATCGAGCAGAGTCGCTAGTAAGAACTGAGTCTAAGAGAATCTCAGCATCTTTTGTAACTTTTTCTTTAACTTCTGCAGCTTCATCTTTCTTCTCAACTTGTTCCGTATTCTCCTTGTTATCAGAAGAAGCTTCAGATGACTGATTAGAAAATACAGAACATGCACCCAAGACAACTGTTGAAAGTGCTAAGATACTTAGTAACTTGATCTTTTTCATGTTTCACCTCTTTATGAAAATTTACTCTTGGAGACTACCTCCAAGGATAGTTGTTTAGAAAAACACTGGGTTCATCTAACGGAGAATGGGGGATTCGAACCCCCGCGCCAGTTACCCGACCTAACGATTTAGCAAACCGTCCTCTTCAGCCTCTTGAGTAATTCTCCACTAACACACTAAAGTAATTGGATACAATTTGGAAAAAATCTACTGTATACCTGTTCATAATGGAGCCGGTGGGAGTTATAAAAACCTTATTAGACCGGCTTGTAAAAGGATTGTTGTATCCTTTAGTGTATCCCTGTTAGCTATTTACTAATTTTATTTTTAAGTTATTATACCATGAGAGCCTTTTTCAGACAAATAAAAACCGTGATTATCTCACGGCCTTATGTCTTGTCCGATTCCATCTCATACATCCTCACCGAATGCAGCACGAGATCCCGATACTTCCAAGTGCTGACCAGGTACTCGATAACCTCCTGGTCCTCTATCTTGCATTCCATGAAAAGCAACAACTTGACTGTGTACTCATTTTTTAAAATTGGAACAGTATAAGTCACATCTACCCAGTGTTCAAAACCTAAATCAGTCTGCTCTATGCTCGCAAGTTCGATGTTCAAAATATTCATATTTTCTTCCTCCTACTTATCTATTCGTAGAAAAAATAAAAAAACAGTGAAAAAATCATTACTTTTTGAATTCAGACAGTACTTTCAGGAAAAACAATTTATTTTGCTACCGACATTGATGTCAGTTGGTCAGATGTTTTCTTGATCCAGACAAACAAAAAACCGCAAGCTAATGCCTGCGGTTAAAACGATTCGAACAATATTTTAAATTTTCCTTTCTATTTTTTAAAAAATTATTTAGTGGTGACAATTAGTCCGTCAGGCAATACATCAAATGCTGGTTTGTCTGAACGACTGCCGTCCTCATTGACATAGTACCAGCCTCCTTCGACTTTGACAAGTTCTTTTGAAGACATTTCGCCATTCTCTTCTTTGAGATGGTATAGTTTGTCCTTGTATTGAACCCAGCCAGTAACCATCGCTCCTGAAGCATCAAGATAGTACCATTTGCCATTCACAAGCACCCAACCAATGGCCATTGCGCCATTTTCTTTGAGATAATACCACTTACTATCATCCTTCAACCAGCGAGAAGCTATTGAATAACCTCTCTCGTCGAAGCAATACCAGATGCCATCAATCTTTTCCCATTTGTCTTTTGGGTAAGATCCGTCAGGATATTCATACCACCATCCGGTATCATTCTTTTTCCATTTAGGTTTAGCTTCTTCGTCATCTAGTAAAACAATGTTTTTGTCGTACGGATTTGAAGAATATTGCCACCAACGGATTCCGTCCATACTTGGGAAATATTCAAAGTCAGCGTTACCATCGTTTAAACCATACCCGGCAATCCAAAGGCTGTTTGGGAATTTCGCAAGAATCTGCTCATAATAGATATTATTGAGCGTGAATGGCTTGTAGCTGTAATAAATTGGCTCATAGCCATTTTCTTTGAGGATTTCCATGAAGCGAATACAAGCATCTGTATTTGCCTGTTTATCTCCGCTTGCGTGATCTTCGTAGTCGAGGCACAAGTATTTTACTTTTTGGGGCACATTATCAAGGAAGTAACGTGCTTCTCGCTCAGCTTCTTCAATGTCACCACCAAACCAAGCAAAATGATAGAATCCAACTGGTGTGGATTGCTCAACTTGAGCAGACAGGCAAGGGTTTAGGTAATTTGTACTTTCAGAAACTTTGATAATAGTATTCTGTGTACCCATGTCAGCCAAGATACCTGTAATATCGTATCCATTGTGGCTAGATACATCGATGAATAAGTCGTTTTTCTTCATTGTTTTCTCCTAATCTTCGCTTGGTTCTTGATAGTCAAGAGCCCGTTTGCTGTCCGAAATCCCTGCTGTGGTTGGGTCATTCACGACACCAATCAATACCAGGATGTAAACGAATGTGTTCACACTGTCCTGGATATTTTTGGGGATTTCAAGGCCAAATTGTTGAACCATAAGGAAGATTGCTCCAAGAAGAGCAATGAGTGTTGTTTTGTTTTGCAAGCGCAATTTCCAGTTAATCATTTTGAGTTTCTCCTTTTATTGTTGTTTATTTTGAATCAAACTTTTAAGCTCTCTTACATCCTCACCGAGCGATTTCACTTGCTCAGCTAGTACTAAGATAGCCTTATTTTGTTCATCGTGGTTATCGAGCCTTTTATTGGCCGATGTTTTAAATTCATGCAAGTTCTCAATATCTTTTTCTAAAATAGTGAGACGGTTCTCTTGCTTGGTTGCCTTATCTTTCATCGAAAAATAAAGCCCAATGACAGGAATTAGAGAAAGAAAGATTTGCAAGATTAGTCGTTCATATCCTGGCATAAGCACCCCTATTCTTTCCCTTCGAATTTCCAAGCGACACCAGTTCCATTTTGCTCAAGGGCGCCATTCGTAGCAAATGCGCTGACAGGCTCTCCGTTGTATGTGAATTCTTTGTTAAGTTGCACTAGGATACGCTTGCCTTCGCCATTCACTTCAACATGGCTAGAATCCTCAATCGTGATGAGGTCGTTTGCCATGTACGTTTTGCCGACCTCAGCAAGTGGGATGAGTTCAACTAACTCTTTGTAAATCGTCCCATAAGCAATATTCTTGCTCATGACCGAGTTCAAAACCATGATATGAAGCAATTTACCGTTCAAGCGAGCGTTCTCTTGAGTCTGTTTAACAAGTTCAGAGAGTTCATTTTGCTTATTTGCGTTCTCAGCGATTTTATGCTCAGCCTCTTCAAGTTTAGCTTGTGCCTTCACAATTGCTGAACCTGGGTCCAACTCAGACTTGAGAACATCCAACACCGCCTGAACCAAGACATCCTCTTGCTCATTCGTGCGGTCTCCTGCAAGTTCACGCAGGTTCGTACTGTAACGGGTACCATCTGACAGACGAATTTCAACCACTGTCTTGAGGTTATCCCCAAGGCCACGAGTATAAGGCTTGCCTGCAAGCTCATAGTTATTGATTGCCATTTGTCATTTTTCCTTTCACTTCTTCAAATTTCGCTTTGAGTTTTTCATCCGATTCGATGATTTGCTTTATTTGCTCAAGCTCCATCACGGTTACTGTGTATAGAGCTTCGAGCGTAGCTGATTGAGTAGCCTCTTTGCCGACCTTTTCACCCAGCGACTTAATCGCTAGACTGCTGATTTGTTTGTCTTGTTCGTTCATGCTGTTTTCTCCAATTTTTCTATTTTTTGATTTAGTTCTTGAATGGCCTTAATGAGATAAGGCACAAGTTCGAAAGTTCGGTACGAGTAAGCGCCGTCTGGGTTTTCGTAGAAAGCTTCAGGAACATATTTCTGGACATCCTGCGCCATAATACCGCAAGAGATATCTTCGATTTTGCCATCGTATTCTTTGCGATAACTGTAGGTCTTGAGTTGCTCGATGATATCAAGGCCGGAAACTGTACTAGCTTCGATATTGTGCTTGTACCTGCGGTCTGAAATATCTTTATTCAAAGCGACCCATGAATATGAATCGTCAAAATGATAAAGGTAAGCGTATCCTGCGTGTTCTTGAATTCTTTTGTAAGACGGCGAGTGAATCCAATAACCACCAACACCGGTATCTTGGTCGGTAATATAATAAATATTCCCGCTAACTTTCAAATTCCCGTGAATAATTGGCGTATTCCAAAAATGAGCTTGATTGTAACAGTACATCTCGCCCGATTCTTTAACAAACCAAGCATGATTTCCTGGAGTATCCCACGTCGTTCCCCAATTGACCCAGAGAGCTGTTTTGCCCCAACTGCCAGCACCATTGCTCATTCCTACAAAGAATTGATTCTGGCCAGTTAGCCAATAAGTTTTTGGATCTTTATCATGAGTACCGATTTGGAATCCACCGATTCGCCCTTTAAAACCTTCGAGCAAGGTCGCAGATACTACAACTGACCGAAGCTTGTTGATGAAGGCCTCTTTAGCAGCAAGAGTATCCGTGAAGATGTCGCTTGACACGAACAACCGAGCCATTGCCGAGTCCATAATCAGCTTGTCAGCTGTGATAGTCTTTGAGCCAATAATCTCAGCATTCAGCTTAGCAAAATCACCCTCACCCACAAATAAGCGCTTGAAATACCCTTGAATGGCCGTTAATTCGTCAAGTAAGGTCTTACCTTTCAAACGAATTTTTTCAGCTTCAATCAAGATTTGGTTATTCGTTGCGTTAATTTGAGAGATGATAGAGCCAGCACTTGTCAGATTTTGAATAGCCCATGATCCAGAAAGTTGATTTTGGACTGTACGAACAGCTTCGTCGGTGTCTTCAGGGGCTAGCGTGAAGGGTTTCGCATTGCTTCCAGTTTCAAGTTTTACTTCTGAAATGTAAAGGTTTATTGATTTTCCGGGATTTCCATAAAACATTAAATTGATTTCATCGATATCAACTGGTAACTCATAGTTAAAATTAAGTTTTTTATAAATGGATGAAGTTATGTCGCTATTTTGAATCTCCTTCCACGCCTGTGATTTTATTGCACCGTCTTTCCTATAATGTAAACCAACATTTAGGCCAGAAAAAGTATTGTATCCATCTTTTGAAACCAAAAAAGAAAGAGTGATTTTGTCGGATTTTTTTAGTTCGATTTTGAATGTCTGTTGCAATCCAAAATAACGAGCATTTATAGATGTACCATAAATATGCACGCCCGATTTATTTCGATTTTGCGATGAATGTTCATAGTTGAAATTTAATCCAGCTATATCCGATTCTTTCCATTTTTTAGAACCATCCCTAAAATCAGCGTTTCTGACATAATTTCGGCTATCTCCGACATTTTTAGCCACCTCAACCTGGAACAACTGATTAGTTAAGGCAATCCTTGAGACTTTTTCAGCAATATCAGACTCGCTACTACCAATAATGCGCTCATAGAGCTGATTAGTTTCTTTCACTCGCTGAAATTCGACGAGGTCAGCCTTATTATCAAGTTGCCGCCTCACTTGCTCACTGATTTGTTTCGCTTCTTGAGCAAGAGATGAGCTCGCACCAGCATTTCGCAAGGCTTCATCTGCTTTTTTCTTGATTTCATTCAAACCTGCGCTATCGAAATCACGAAAACGCTGGTCGATTGTCTCTGTCAGACTTTTCTTGACCTCTTCTACTTTTGCTTTGGCCAGTTCGACTTGGTCGTTAAAGTCATTCTTGATTTTCTCGACTTTCTTGTCAAACCCCTTATCAGCTTCTTCGATTTGGTTTTGAATTTGCTTTTCAAATTCGCTGAATTGCTCAATTTTCTTCGTGAGCGTTCCTGCGTATGAATACTGAGCATCGTTGCCAGCTTTACTGTCTGCACTGATACGGCCACGCAGTCCGCCCTTAAATGTGAATGACTGGCTCAATACTGGGGATTTGAACGTCTCACCCTTGTTCGTCTTGATAGTCACCCACTGGCCAACGTCAAGTAAGAGATGACCTTGATAATTTAAGTTAAATGGATAATAACGAATATCCTTGATTTTGTGATAGAGATTATCCAGCGTTGACTGTGTCATCAAGCTATTTTCAATTTCAAGAGACCGACCAGTTCGCAAGCCGACCGTGAGTGTTTCTTTATCTTTTTTACAAGAAATCCCTGCAATCTGATACTGGACTTCACTCTTGGTCAATCCGTGCATGAAATAGCTATCTGCTGTAACCACGAGTCCTGAATCAATCAGTTCTCGAATTTCAAGATTGCCGTCTCGATTGAAGAAACAAGAGCGACCAAGGATTTGAGTTGCAAGGCTCAAGACATCCCGATAGGTCGATTTTTTGCCATCTGGCTTCTTGTCAATGTAATAGACTTGTCCAGTTAAATCTGTAGCGTCAAAATATGCATCTTCTAACTTTACGCCAGTCTGATTTGCAATCTCAGCAACGACCTTTTGAATAGGAGCCGGATAGGTCAAACTTGACTCATACGGTCGATTGAGTTTGAACATCCCGTCCATAAGGTCAAGCTTGGTCGTGTTACGGTTTCGGTCAATCTCAATGTCATTGATGAAGTATTCACCCATTTTGACCCATTCATAGGTTCCGTCTACCAAAAGACCGATTTCAGGGTAAACCTTATCTAGCTTATTGAATGATGTGATGATGCTTGTGAACGTGATTTTAGCACTACCAGCACACGTTCCGCCCGGCTTGTAAGCATCACCCTTGATATAGCCATAATCAAAGCTAGCTTCTTTGATATCACTTGATTGATACTGTCCTACTCTGATAGCAAGGGTGCGATTTCTAGCAAACATCGCTTCATCAAATTTCTTTCGTCTGAATATATCCATGTTCTAACCTACCTTTCTACCAGATTAAACTTTGCGCCCGACCATGGTTTGAACTGTTCAGTAAACGAATAACTTGGAGCAGTTCGGTCTCCAACGTAAAAAGTACCTGTTGTTTGACCTCTTACTGGGTCAGGGTATGAGACCTCAAAAAAGACCGCTGAGACGGCATTTAAAAGCTGACTCATTTCATCCTGAGTCAGCATGCCCCATTCACAATCTAACTTCCGCTTGGTCGTGATACGGTCACGAACCATGTCTCCGTTAGCGTTTCGACCAGTCTCTCCGTCGATGTCTTGGATACCGACTTGAAAAGATTTGGGAGGCTTAACAGCCACCCCGTTAATAATTAAGCGTGCCATTTTACCTCCCTTTAAATGTTAAGCAAGACTTGTCCTGCACGTTCTTGTTCTCGATTGATTTCTTGAATAGCTACACGTCCAAATTCGTGTCCGCCAACCATGATGACGATGTCACCACTACCGCTAAAGCCTCCAGATTGTGGTAAACCACCACCCAAGGCATTGACTACCGCACCACCTACGATGCGCCCCATAGTCTGTAAGAAACCAGTGTTCTCAAGTGGCATAACGACCTCTTTACCAGCTTCACCAATCATGGCTACGGTAGGACTATCAACGATACCACCACGGGCTAATCGAGGTAGACTTACATAGCCAACGCTTCCAAGAGATACGCCCGGAATCTTGTTGATTAAGCCGATAACGCCGTTAATCATGCCAATAAAACCATTGACCACGTTTTCGATCGTACCAAGAACCGCATTAACTGCGCTCTTGAAGGCTCCTCCTACTGCGCTACCGACCATTTGACCAGCATTCACGAAGATGTTCTTAACCGTGGTCCAAACACCGCTGAAGAAGCTTCCAATCGTGCTGAATGCGTTCTTAACCGCTTCAAATGCAGTCTTGAAAATATTTCCGAACCACGTAGCAACGTTAGCAAGCGCAGTCGTCACATCGTTCCAGCGTTCACCAAACCAAGTGCCGATTGAAGAGAATACATTCGTTAGAGCGTTCCAAGCTTTCTGGAACATATCGCCAAACCATTTAGCTACGTCGGCTAGAACGGTTGTGATGTCGTTCCAGCGTTCTGAGAACCATTCGCCAATCGGTGTGAAGATAGCCACGATACCATCCCAAATTGCTTGGAAGATTGCTACAATCGTGTCCCAGATAACTTTTAAAACAGCTACTGTTAAATCTAGCAAAGCTGTGAGAAGCGTTGATAGGATGTTCATGATAGCATCGCCTGTTTCGGTGAAACCATCAAAAATCTTACTCATATCACTCGTAAGAATACCAGTGATGATATCAAACACACCCTTAAGGAAGTCCGCTATGCCCCCAAGTATATCAGCGACTGTATTGAATAATACACGGAAGACTTCTCCGATATATTCAAGAGTTGGAGCCAGAACTCTTGTTAATTGCTCGACGATAAAACCAATCACAGGACCTACATAAGCGTTAATGACTTGTGACATTTCTTGGAAGCTAGCGACCATGTCCAAAATCTTTTGAACAAATGGTGAAATGTGCTTACCGATTGTATCTGAGAAACCTTGACCGATTTTCTGGATTACTGGTTGAATATGATTGTTCCAGCCTTTTACAAATACGCTAACAAAACCAGATATGGCCTTAGTTGATGACTCAATCGATGGACGAATGTAATTATCATACACACGACTGATTGAGTCTGACAGGTCATTGATTGCTTTTTCCGCACTCTCGAAAACAGGAGCAATGGCAGATAGGGCATTTGAAAAAACCTCAGCAATACCAGGCATATTGTCTGTAACAATCTGTTCAATACCTTTTAGCAGGTCACCGCCGAGTTTGAAGCTGATTTCTCTAATACTTGAATCGATAGCAAAAAATGAAGATACAAGCGCACTTCCAATACGAATAGCACCGGTCGATGTTATGACGTCATAGAAACCATCTGCGAATGCCTGAGCAATATTTCCGGCTGATGCAAAGATATTGCCCGTATTCTCAAACTGAGCTACTAGAGAGCGAATAATACGCTCTTTTTGGCGTCCTAGACCGTTTGCTATGCTTTCGGAAAGAAAGACACCAATACCAACTCCGACCGTTCCGATAGAGCCTGCAATCTGCCCTAGCGCATAAGCGATTTTCTCTGTCATGCCATTGAAGGCATTGACTACTCGTGGGTCAGTAGCGATTTCTTCAAGCGTCTTCTTAATTCGACCAATAGCACTTGTGATACGTTCGAGACCTTCAGCTCTGAATGCAGCAGAGAACCCTTTGCTAAATAGGTCAGATAGACCTTTCAGTTTATCTCCAAGGCCGTCAAAAATGCTCTTGAACTGGTTGTCCATGTCGGCGAGTGCAACTTCTGGCAAGATGTCTTTAAAAGGTCCGCTTCCGCCTTTACCTTTCTTACCTTTGCCTTTACCACCGCCACCAGAACCGCCAGAGCCTCCGTCGTCTGAATCGTCCTTCTTGTTTAATATCGTGATTTCATCAAATCCAGCTAAGCCAAGCAATTCTTTGACTGCTTTTTTAGCATTTTTGGCAGAATCTCCGAGATTGTCAGCTAGACCGCCTGAAGCATCGTCAGCGTCACCCATAGCATCTGCGAGGTCGCCTGCGCCACCTGCTGCATCTTGTAAAGCTCCGTTCATATCGCCGACTGCGCCGGCCACACCGTCTTTTACCGTCGCTTTCTTATTGAACATCAATGCGATAAACTCAGCGAGTTTAGCAGTCACATTCTTCAAGACCATAGCAAACGAGTTCAAGACTGGCATAATCGCATTGATAATCGGCAAGAATGCGTTACCTACGTTCAAGGCAGCATCCTTGAGTAATGATTTAAACAAGCTAATACGCCCATTGACCGACTGAGACAAGGTCGTGCCATACTTAGCAGTCGCTTGCTCCAGGATAGCCATTAGACGAATTTGTTGTTGAGTCTGATAGTCGAGCTGGTCCCAACTTTGGCCATTTGCAAAGCGTTTAAACGCTTCTGTGGATTGAATCATGGCCACATTTACGTTAATTCCTAAGTCCTCAATTGCTTCGGTATTACCAAGCAAACCAGAGCGAATCCGCTCCATAACGTCTGTAATGCTACGACCTGAACCCTCTGCTACAACTGCAGATGTCTGTAACATCTTAGCAGTGTAGGCGCTCAGCTTGTTAGAATCCTTGATAAAGCCAGAAAATAGGTTTGAATACACCGCCCCGTATTTCGTCGCTTCACCAACGCCCATGTTCATAGCGTTTGCGTTGTCATTTACCCATTTTAAGAATGTCTGTGAGCTCTCGCCCATTTGACGTTTGATTTGGTTAATTGATGCTGTGACTTCAAGAGCCATCTGCGTTGAGTACATGCCGACGTCAAGCAACTTCTTGCCAAGATAAGCAAAACCTGCGAATTTGGCTAATTTACCAAAAACGCCTAGCATGGAGCCAGACTGCGCCTTGATTTTGTCGGTTGATGATTGTACTTTATTAGATGCATCTTTGACCTTGTTCTCGACTTCTTTCATCTTGTTCTTGAAAGGTGCGATTTCAGCGTCAATCATAACCTTGAGCTCGTCAAGAGTAACTCCCATCTATTCTCCTTTCATTTTCAATTTTCGATTGTGACTTTCGGCAAACATGCGCATGCGTTCCTTATGCAATTTCAATTCTTGATCCAATCTCGCTTGTTCGACCTGCTCTCTTTCTTTCTCAAAAAGTTCAGGAGCATAATCCCATACTTCAAGTGGTTTGGCATCTTTTGAAAGCAACAAAGATACATTATTTGCTATCATCTGCGAAAGTCTGTAAGATTCAATGATTTTTTCTTTTTGCTTTTGGATCATGACACGATTATAGCTTTCAATCATGTCTCTGATTTCAAGTACCGTTAAATCCCAAAAATCGAGAGGCTTGCCCCCGATATCTAAAAACATCGGGTATAACCTCTCGACCATTTCTTTTACTGATGTAACCGTAGTCTCTTCTAATCGACTACTTCCATTTTGGCTTTTGATTTCTTGGGAGCTTTCTTCTTGTTTTTCTCCTCCCGTGGCATAAAACCCGACACTTGAAGCATCGGTAAGATAACATCTGCCATAAATGCTGCTTGATCCCCACCGTTATCGACGTAGTCATCGTATAGGTCAGATACATTTTCAAATGAGAGTCCATGCTCGAATTTTTGAAGTGCTCCATGGGTCAACAACAACATGACTTTCAGTGGTGGCAAAGCAAAGGCTTCACCTTCAGCGGGCATGAATACCTTGAGCAAGTTCGCTCCGATTTTTTCTTCAACTTTGGTCGCTTGTAAAGATGTGAGGCGGAGTTTCAACTCCTTATCCTCACTAACTTTCCAAATTGCGTATGGTAGAGCCATCTATTAACCTCCAATTCCATCAACGAATGTCAATTCAGACTGTAATGCAATCTTGAGCGTGAATTCGATAACAGAGTTCACTCCGCCACCGCCCAATTTAACGGACACTTGACCTTCAAAAGTAACCTTGGTATTGTCTGGGTAGGTTTGTTCAAAGTAGAGTTTTGTCTTGTTGTCTGCTGCGTTACGTAAAACACGATAAGGAGAGGTTGCGGTTGTGTTGTCATAAGCGAACTTGTACTCAAGTTCCCCGGCGTCACCAATACCAAATTCATATTTTTTAACCTTATCTTCCAAGGTAGTGTTTTCAACTTTTTCAGGTTCAATACCGAATTCAGGTACTTCTTTAAGTCCTGCAAGTTTTGTGTAAGTTCCTTTAGCTGTTCCATAAGAAAGCGTAATTCCGTTTGCTAACATGTATTAATTCTCCATTCTGTATTGATAAACCAATTGTGAATTAAGGTCAACGATTCCTTCGAAGCGCATCAACTTGTGACGCAAATGCGACGGATCAGGCACGTCCTGACAATCAGTTCTTCGCAATCCTAAAGATGCAAAGATTTCATTGATTTTGACCGCTAAATCGCTTGTGCTATCTTTGTCAAAGATATCCACCTTATAGCGGATATGCGACTTCTTCTCTTGGTCATCGTACCAATCACCCGGTTTATTTTGTTCTTCCAAAAAAATGACGACTGGGACATTCTCCCAATCGTCTGGATAAGTATCGGTCACATTATCTGCGACCTTTTGCAATTCTTTGTAAATTAAAGGCTTAATATTAATCATTTTATCTGTTCTCTTATCTTTCTACTAACGTATTTTGAAATATTGCTTGATACACGGTCGTGGTTATCTTTCAAAGCAGGATACAAGTAAGGTTGCGCAGGCTGACCATACATCTTGTAAAACTCCCCTCTTTTTGCAAAGTGGTAAGGCCCTACATTGATTTGGTCTTCATGCACATACCACGGACTAGACCGATAAGCTACGCTCACTTCTGGTGATATACCAGTGTGGTTTTCTTGCCCTTTTGGACCCGTTCCGAGTTCGACATAGGCGCCATGATCTGAGTTTGTAAAAACTTCACTAGATATCTTGTTGCCATTCACTTTCAGACGGACTCTGATGCTATTTCTCAATTCACCCTCATTCGCTGGCGCTCTGAGTTTCGCTTCGGCTTGTACGACTGTTTTAGCAGCGTGCAAGACCGCTTGTCCTACTATCTCGTTGCTCTTCGCACCGTATAACTTACGACATTTAGCGATTAAGCTATCTGCTCCGATTAAACCTGACACGTTCTAACTCCAAAACTTGATGTTGGCTATAAACTTTCTTTGAGATAACCCGATGCGTGACATCCGTCTTGCTATCGATACAGACACCGTCTTTCACGTTGATGTCTGCACTCTTGCTCGCATTCGCATTCAGGATATCGTTCAAGCGTTCACCGTAAATCTCAGATTGTAGCTTGCTAGTCGCTGGCCACAATTCAAGTCTTACTTCTTCAACCTCATCCGTATATCCTTCTTTAGCGACTCCCTCATTCGTTACGGTCTTCTTGAACCGTTTGAGGTTATAAGGTTTCAGTCTACTCTTTTTCAAAAACATGACCTGCCACCCTCGCTAATCGATGCATCCTAACACGCTGTAAAAGGCCCGTAGACAATCCGTTTTCTCCATAGGTAACAGATATGCCACCCTCACTCCTAGACTGCTCCCCCTCACTCCCTGAGCGGTTGTATAGCTCAATTACAAGTTCAGGTAGTAGTCTGTTGAGCGCTGGAGTCAGCTTGTCTCGGTTCGTTTCAGATAAAATGATGTTTTCAGCCCTTAAAAGCAAAGACGAGAGGACTGTTTCGTCACTCTCGCCTGTTAGTGTTTTTAATTTTTTAAGTTCCATAAGACCTCCTAGTCAAAAGGAGTCGTCTCGTCTCCTTGGGGTTCGTTTTCGTCAATGATCTCGACAACATCTGCGATATCGACTGAAAACTCGTTCTTGAGATTGTGCGACAATTCGTTGAACCGCTCGTCTGTCATCTCAAATACATCATTCTCTTGTCGTCTCACTTTCGCTTTCCAGTCATTGAAAGCTTGTTTAACTCTGACTTTCATAGGTCAGACCTTATTTCTTGACTTTCCAGTTAGCTGAGTCAGAGTCTGGTGCGTCGGTTGAGCTGGTGATGTCTTTGATAGCAACATAGACTTTGTCTTCATGCGTTACTGTGTCGCCTTCTTTGTAGGCTGTTCCAGTCTTCCACGCTTTAGCACGGTTTACTGTCTTGCCTTGGGCTGATTTTTTAGCAGCGGGCTTAGAATCTGCAATTGTGATGATGTATTTTTGGAAGTGTTCAAGCACATAAGCTCCAGTGTAGAGCAATTGTTCTACCAATTCACCAAAACGACCAGGTACATTGTCATTGTACTTAGTATTGTCAATTTGAATTGGCGATGTCACAACGCCAGGAGCAGTAGCAAGGGCATTTACGCCTGGTAAGAATCTTGAAGGTACTTTGTAGACCGTGTAGTCGTCCAATTCACCAACATAACCTTTGCCAAGGACTTTCTTGTCTGCGTCACCTTGCGGCAAGCGTACGATTTCAGATTTGATAGCTTTGTAGAAACTTGGAGTGACAAAGAGCAACCGTTCTTTGACAATGTCTAGATCGTCCAATTTCTCAGAAACATCAAGAACCGCATTATATGCGTTGTTTGCGCCTGCTGTTTTGCCCATAACCACATTATCACTTACGTTTCCGAGCGCTGCATCAAAACGAAGTTTGTCAAGGTATGGAGCGACCACTTCAGCAGCTTGACGAGCAATCACGTATTCAATATTTACTTGACCGTTTGAGTCACGTTCATCCAATTGGTCAACGAAACGGCCCCAGTATTTCTCTTCTTCAAGAGTGTAGACCTTCTCTTCAACTTCAACGTGGTCAAATTCATTGTCTTTGTTGCGTTTATAGTCTTTGAGCTCAGTTGTGTTACCTGTCGCAACTGTGAAAGAGCGACCGTTTAAAGTTACCGCTTCACTTGGTGTCAAAAGCGGTGTTGCGTATGAATTAACTGCAAGAACATCCTCAATAATTCCAAGGTGTCGCTTGCGTGATTCCGCTGTGTTTAATGCTTCAAATGCCATTTATTTTTACCTCATTTTTTATATTTTTAGTGCAAAAAGTCTTTTTTCCATTTTTCTACAACTTCTTGCTGATTTGCTGGCGCAGTCTTAATAGGTGCGCTACCTTTCATGCGTTCGGATACACCTTTTTGGACTGCATCCTCCCATGTCTTCTGAATGCTTGCGACTGATTCAGTCACGGCTTCAGCATTTGATAAATCAACCACGGCTACTAATTCAACTGGTAAGCCACGTTCGCTTAGCATCGTCTTAGCTTCTGCGGTCAATTCCTTACGAGCAATAGCTTGTTCACGATTGGCCAGTTCTTGCTCACGCTGATCTAACTGATATTTCTGTTTTTCGTCAGCGTTCATCTTAGCAAGTTTCTTAGCTTCGTTTTCCTTGGCTTCTTGCTCTGATTTCCACTTAGCAAATTTCTTGTCGATGATGGCATCGACTTCTGCATCCGTGTACTTCTTCTCGTCTTGCGGTTGTTGTGCAGGTTCTGCAGGTACCTTTTGTTCTTCAACCGTTTCGACTGTTTGTGTTTCTTCGTTCATTGCGAACCTCCTATTTTTAAAGTCGTCCCCGACTGTATAATTCCATAGCTTTTAGAGTCTTCAATGCTTGGACAATAACGCGCACCGGTGGACTCGAACCACCCGCCAGATTTCAAGACTCGAACTTGATTAACCCGTGAGATAGGATCGAACTATCTCCCCTTCGTGCGCATAAAAACCGTACGGGATTCCATACGGTTAGTTTCTACAGTTTAATTTCTTCAATTTTTGCACGTTGTTCTAGAATTTTTAAATAATTCCACATAGTCGAACGCTGACTTTTTAACAAATCGATAGGACATTTAGGTTCGAACTCTAGTTGTCCTTTTTCGTATTGGCCAATCATCATGTCTAACTTTTGGAATCGTTCTCTCAATTCGTAGTATTCTTTTTTAAATCGTTCTTTCCAAGGTTCCATTTTTTCTGTTCCTTTCTTAAATACAAAAACCGCATCAAATATGACACGGTTTATAGCAATTTACAGTGATTTACAGCGGTCTATTCCTGCAAGTCAAGATGTTGGATCACCTCCTAAATAGTATCTAAAATATTCAGATACTCTAATTCTTCGTATGTTTCTTCAAAAATATCAGGCTTGCACGGATAAAACTCACCTTGAACTCCTTTAATAATGTAATCACCTTCGGTTGCAATCATCAAACCTTCAAGTGTTTCTATTTTTAAAATTGGATTATCTAGGTCAGCGTAATCAATCCGGACTGGATCTAATCCTAATTCTGACAATTTTAAAATTGATTCTTCAGTATCTACGAACTGAACCGCCTCAATTACTACAGGTTTCTTTCTGTATTTCATTTCTTCAATCCTTTCTTTAAACCTTTAATTATTCCGCTGATTACGGCCAGAATAATAAAAGTTAAAAATAAAAATACCAACCACCCGAAAGAGATTGACACCCATTCCCAGATAAACATATATTTACTCCTTTCTGCCCTTCAACTTATGCATTCTTTTGAGGTTTAGCATTCTTTTCTACCCATTTTTTGAAAGCGTCAAAAGTATTAATGTTTTTAAACTCCAAATACTTTTCAACTTCTTCAATGGCTTCATCAACTTTATCGTCATGAAAACAGTAACCGTTACCCGATAAATCAAAAATTTTATTTTGGTTTTTCTTATCGACAATCCATAACTCCTCACCATGCCAAGCGCTCTGTGGGTCGTAACATTTCTTGGATTGAATTTCAAGGTCATTATCTTCAATCAATTCTATCAGCTTTTTGTACTTATTCATCAGATTCTCCTTTCTGAGCACGAAAAAAGCACTTAGATTTCTCTAGGTGCTTAATTGTTATAAATTAGCAATAGTATCCTGAATACTTTGCCATAATTCTTCATCGCTTACCCCTGCGTATTTCTTTTCTATTTCCTCAACAGGAGGAATAGTAATCTCATCAGGTTGAGAAAGCCAAAACTTTTCTTCTTCCTTGGTCAAAGTATAAGACATAACTAATCAATCCTTTCAAAAGTAAAGTCGTACTTTTCAGCGAATAATGCCAGTGTTTTTTCCTGTGCTTTTACTTCAGTATAACCTAATTTAATCATTTTTTCAATCAAATTTTCATATTCTTGATTAGCTTTTTTATGTATCCGTTTATTCGGTTTTGAATACCAATACACGCTTCCGTCGTGGCCTATCGTTAAACCATATTTTACAGTGTTATTTTTGCTCCTTTGTTGCAACGATGCAAAGTCGCTAAGCGATGGTGGATACCCTGACGGATGATTGTGAATTGAAACAAGGCTTTGTTCAGAGCTTTCTTTAAAAGCTTTTCTCACTTGGTCGTTATAAACTACACCTTTTATTTTTCTAGCTTTATTGCTTAAAGCAACAACTCTTCCTGTCTCTGCATCAAGCAAATAGTAGTCTTCATACTGTGTTCCGTTTCTATGCTGCAGTATCTGCCTTGAAACCCTTGCAATAGATTCGGATAAATTCGAAGTTTTTGGATGATTTTTTAATTTATCAACAAATTCATCGCTTCGGACATAATCTAAGTTCGCCCCGAATTTTCCTCCACTCAACTCACGCTCTCGTGGTTTTGCAACATATTCACTATACCAATCGTTATAAGACATATCAGCAGGCACATATTCGACTTTGCCAGTCTTGGGATTTCTCGCTCGTCGCTCTAGCTTGCTGTAATCTGCGTCCTCATCATGTGCGATAGTCGTAGACCTGCACCACGGATGAAGAGGTGGATAGTTGACACCAGGCTCAGCCTTGTCCGTATCGTAGACCTTGTTGTCATGTTCTTGGCAAATGTGCGACGTGCGCTTATCTAATACTGCTACGAACCGATACTTTGTAATCTCAGCATCTTCATAGCTGAGCAGTTCCATTTGGTTATGAAAAAAGGCTGACTCGGTACGAACTAAACGCCTAGCTTTGTTTTGTCCGACATTAAATCGTTCTGCAATAGCTTGAGATGTATCTCTCACGCTTCGGCCAGTCATAAGACTCACTAGGAGCTCGTCTTTCACACTCGAAGCGAGCGCCCCAGTATTTGACCATATTCTGTCTGAATAGGCCTCTCCCGTCCATTTTAGAGCCCTCAAACGCTTAATTTCAGTTTCAGGGAGACTAGAGAAACTATATGCTAGTCCTGTCTGCTGTTGCAGGTCAAAAGTAGCCTTGTAGTAGCTATCTTTCATTAAGTCGCTGTAAAAGGCATCTGAACCTGATTTTTCAGAGCGATAGATAGACTCACGCATGCGGTTTAGGTCGTCGTTTAGACGCTCTAAACGCTTCATGCGATAAGCGTAAGCCGGACTGTCCAAATCAGCAAGCAGGCGTTGAATATTCGGGTCATTCGGTCTAGCTTCAAGAACCTTGCGAAGTTCGTTAAGGTCCTTTTGGTCTTTCATGTTCTTCAAGACCTGACGAGCGTCACGCTCGCTCAAGCCATAATCACGCTGAAACTTATCAAAGACTTTGTTGATTTGCTTGTCTAGATAAGCTTTAGCTTGCTTGTAAATCTCGTCGAACTTGTCAGCTTGTTTCTCAGCCTTATCCATCTGTTCATAGATGAGATTAGCTTTCCTCTTGGTCCAGTAGTCCTTGTTCTTCATCTGCTACCTCTTCGTCTGGCTTCGTGTTCGCTTGATTAAAGAAAGGCACACGCTCCTTATTTTTTTCTTTCTCTTCCTCGAGTTCTTCTAATTCAGCGTCAGGATCTTCAACAAATGGCAAGAGAGAAATAAGCTGACGAAGTGATACCTTGCCCTCAAGATTATTGATAATCTGTGACAATTCAAGTAAGTTCTTAGGCAATCCACGGCTAAACTGTGGCACGATTGAATGTGCTTCAAGTGCAATCTGCTGCATACCCAAGTAATGAGCGAAGATAGCAATCCGCTGTCTAAGACCTCGCTTGTAGTTCGCTTCTTTCGTCTTAGTTATCATCTCAAGGCCCATCAGCTTGAATTCCATAGCTCAATGTTGTTACCGTAGAGGCTCTTTATCCTCTACTTCTTACGGTTTCCCGTAAGTTCAGACTATCTCTTCACCCCAATAGGGTGTCGGATTTCGTGGATATTTCTGCATATAAAAAAACGATACTATGTACCGTTTCTCACTTAGCTTACTTTATCTAGTCGTTAAACCTTACTGATATTTCTACCAGCAGTGGTAATTGATTAGCTTCAGTAATATGTTACAAACCTTCCTTTTTCATCTCTAACAATTGTCTTGCCAGACATGTCTACACCTTTTGAAAATTGTCTCAAATCGTATTTTTTATAATTCAATAAAACATCATCTATTGTATCATCATTGATGATTATATCATCTCGTTTTATAGAACGATAATATCTATAGACAAGAGTCGAAAAAGAAATGTTGTTTTCTTCAGATAATTTTTTTAGATAGTCTCTCAAGATATATCCCTTATACTTAACGTTATCAGAACGATTCCGTTTATTTGTATGTTCAGGAACCCACCTACAATTACTTGGTGAGTAGTCTTTATCATTATCTATCCTATCTAATTGCAAACCGAATTCTACTCCGTTTTGCATTGCCCAACTTCTGAACTTAGCTACATCACTAAATTCATCAGAAACGCCTATTCCACGTTTTCCATACCATTTGTAAGCCCAATGTTTTTCATCATAACATCTTGCTAACATAGAGTAATAAACTTGGTTTAGATGTTTGTGCATTTTATCTTTTATCATTTATTTTCTCCTAGAACTTTATACTCTTATTATACCATAATAGAATACAAAAATCTAGGATATTACTGTTTTGCGCCTTCCAATTTTAACCCGATTTATTACCTCAAAGTTACCTTTGAGGAGGGCAACTATTTTACCCCAGAACTATTGCCTGCGAAGTTCTTGTCTGTCAAATTCGGCACATGGCTGAATGTGTAGATGTCTTCTTTCAAGGCCTTTCGCAAGATTTCAGTTGCGTTCTCGTCCAGAGCATTTTTCAAGAAATCAGCCTTAGCATCTGCAGGCAATTCCAAAAGCCCTTCTTCAGCAAGGATACTCATTGCTTCCCTGGCATCTTCCAGATTGTCAGCCAACTGCGCACCGTACAATACGAGAATAGACTCAACCGCTTGTTCTTTGTCGTTGACACGATTTCCCATCAACGAGTTATAAGCATCAATCAAGCTGATCTGTTGCTCGTAGTCACCAATCGCAAAGTGATTATTTCGGTACTCGATGATTGGGATTTGGCCGAGATTATGTTCTTCTACTTGCTCGTTCCGTGTTGTCCCCATACTCGAATCACGCAGCACGATGTGATAGTGCAGGTTCTGAGTAAAGACTTCGGCTTGATACTTAGTCGTATCTTTCGTGTCATCTTTAATTTCGTAGTAGTAGACCGCAAACAAAGCCTTGCGTTCGATACTATCATCGTATACAAGAAATACATTCTCAGGGTCCACGCTAGTCGAATCAAGCTCAGTCAACCCCTCTTTAGCATAGATGTACTCGTAAGCACGTCCATAGATAGCCATGTTCAAAGCGTTCTGCGCATCTACTTGGTCAATTTCGGCACCGTCGAAAGCCTCAAGCAAAGGCTCAAGGTCGCTCTCAGCAGTATTGTTATACTTGATAGGATTGCCCATAAAATAGCCAGTAGACGTGTCCGCGATATCCTTAGCATGATTTGCTACTGTTTTAAAGTTTGGAGCGTTCTTGTTTCGTCGCTCATGCTTCAAAATAGCATGGTCACCAAGATAGTACTTCTTCAAATCTCGCAAGTGACTGCGTTCTTGTGTGTGCTTGCGAATCAGCTTGAAAATCAATTCCTTATTCAAAGCTGTTTCATCATATCCATCTCTCGGATAAGTTAAAATCTGATACATTTAATTCCTTTCTATAAGCCGTATTGAGAACGTCTGCGGACAGTTGCTTTTGGTTGAGAATGTTGTGAATAAATCGCATAACGCACCGCATCCAGCACGTCGTCATTCTCTTTCACTGGCTCGCCTGTCTTCTCATTCCAGATATACTGATAGACCTCATCTTTGAACTTGCTGACCTTATCCGAAACAACAAAAAAGCGCCCAGCTTTCATCAGCTTAGCGACTTCTTCAATACCAGACAAGACAGCTTTATTAGCGTTAAACGTCTTTAATTGCTCTCGTTGAAATCTAGCAACGTGTTCAGGTCGTGCGCTATCTGCCCAAAACGTGATATTACCATATCGGGCCTTGATATCTTTTGCTAGTTCCACCCAAAAGTCAATCTCTTTGTATTGGTGCGCATGCTCCTCTAAAAGATAAACCGAACCGTCAGATGTTTCTCCGATAACAACGATAGAGCCATAGTGTTCATATCCCCAGTCTACGCCTGCGTATATCTTCGTGATGTCTTTTGGCGCTTCATTCACAAACATATTCTCGCTAAAATCACGATAAACCACACCCTCTCCGGTCACCCAAAGGCCAAGGATATCTCGGTCATAGAAGACTCCTGCCGGTGTAGCTGATTTAATATTCTCACGATATCTATCAGACATGAATGTATTATCATCTAGCTTAAAATGAAAGTCGATAATCATATCATCGCCAGTGTTAATATAATCTCGTCTGAGCCAGTGCGTTGGAATGTCTGGGTTACTATCCCAAACAATCCGTGCGCCCTCTCCCGAGCAACGTGAGATGATTTCTTTGAACACTTGCTCATTAGCAAGTGATGCCTCGTTTATGTAGGCGCCAAATGCAGTAAAACCACGGGCACGCTTTAAACCAGAAATCGAACCAGTATATACTTGAATGATTTTGACCCCGCAAAGAGTGAAAGCTCCGTGTTTGTCATATTTCGGCTCGATACCAAACATATTATAGAGTTCTTGGATGATATTATTTTGAATTGATGTCGAAGATGTTCCGGCCAAGATATACATTGGTTCGTCAATATTCAACTTATCAGCTATTTCTCGAACTCGTGCGATCTCGTTCCCAAAAACAACATTATTTAGAACGGTCTTACCTGAACGCTTTGCACCATGCAAACCACAAATAAAAAAATCATCGTTTAAAACTCGTCTAAGGACTTGTTCTTGTTTTAGCGTGAATTTACTTGTCATTGAAAGCACCTCTCAAAGCCTTAGCAAATTCTACAAGCTTATCGTCGTGCTCGTCATCCATGCCGATTTGAGATTTGAGTTTCTCGATTTCAAGCTCAAGTTTCTCAGCTTGTTTAGCAGTCGGATATCGTTTCAATATCTCGGCTATCGCTTTAATAACCGTGTTATTATCCGCTTTTTTCGTAACTCTATCCACCACACCGGTCACCGGATTCATCATCAATACTTCTTCAAGTCGCTTGCCTCTTGCAATGTCTGAAAGAATCGAAAGAGCCTCTTTAGCACTCAGAATGTTCTCATCGTGCATCTTTTCGGTTTCTGTTTGTATGAACGTTTTAATGCTTGCATTTTCTAGCAATTTACTAGCGGTTGTTCTAGCGTAAGCCTCGCTATAACCTGCGAATATTGCGGATTGATAGACATTTCCAGTCCTCAAATACTCGCTCGCAAACATCTTTTGTCTTTGATTTAACCCAATGTCCATCACCTCCATTTTCTACAAAACAAAAAGCCACACGATTGTGTGACTTGATACAAGACCTCTCACAGACTTTGCAGGAATCGAACCCACGATAACAGTTTTGGAGACTGTTGTGTTACCACTACACTAAAAATCTAAATAACGGCACCAGGGATTGAACTGAATAACACAAAGAGGAGATCACCAGCTTTTTCGCCCCTGATACCGTTAAACATTAAAGGAGTCATCAGTCCGCTTTACCGTACTTGCTGACAATACCATAATATCACTTTAGAAGTTCCAAAGAGTTCCATTAGTTCCATTTTTTAGAAATTTTTTTCAAAGCACTCTCTCTAGCCCGATGAATCGTTCCGCGCCCGCAACGTAGCTGAGCTTGAATTTGATTCCACGATAGTCCATCTATATACAACAACCGCATGATGATATTTTCTACAGGATCATCCAATGACTCAATCACTTGCACCAGCTCATCTCGCTCCCGATAGAGTTCTTGGATTTCCTGATACAGCTGTTCCGATTTATCAATAATCAGTACGTTCAACTCTTCAGAGCGATTAGACGAGCTTTCTGACTTTGGCATATTATTAAACTGCTGTCCTCGCAAGATGCCTGACTTCAAACTGATAATTTCCTGGTGCTTTGACTTCGCTTTGATATCAATGTACTGTAATGCTTTCAATCGTTGCTTGATATTTATCGTCAATCGTCCACCTCCTCAATCTCAATTCCTGGGCAATCGAACACCCAGCCGAAATTGGCTTCTTCTAGTTCCTTTTGGGTGTGTTGTGTTTGATATAAAGTATTTTTGTCTTTGCTTGAAAATATCCAGTAGTTCTCGTTTCTGTGACGATTTAAAAAATTAAAATTAGTATCAATACCTTTCATCTTCACCAAATACCGCTTTTCTTTCTCGACCTCGTAGCCATCAAGCCACGCTCGAGCGAATGTTTCGATATTCTTTTCGTAAAACCACTCAGGTACTCTCTTATCGTGATGATCTTCAATCTCTCTCATCGCTCCATAAACATGAAAATCATATGTCTTTTTAAATTCTATATATTCCGCCACAAACTGTGGAACTTTGACTTTTTCTGGTTCGTCTAGTAGTTTCAACTCTTTCAAAAAAAGTTCAACCATTGAAGTATAAGGTACAGGCTCATGAAAAGGGCTGTGTTCTTTCCACAATTCTTCATACTTTCTTATCAATTCCTTTTTATTCATCTTCCAACTCCTTTATCTTCTTCCTCAACTCTTCATTCCTCTTTCTCAACGAATCCCGTTCAAGCGCTCTAATCCGTCTCTTCCGTGCATCGCACGGTTTCGAATACTCAGCAATCTTTTCTTCGTTCCTCTTGATCGATTGTTTGTAGCCATCTATCATCATTTGCTTGCTGTATTTCATGGATTATCCTACCTGTTTCTCAAGCCAGTTAAAGAGCAAGCCGAACTGCTCCGTCACCAGCTCATCATCATTGTATTGTTTGCAAATTTCTCCGATTGACGACACCGCCCATAGCCAATAAGCGTCCGAGCCAAAACCGACCTCTTGGCTTTTCTGGTTGCTGCGCGTCATCCATTCCGGAATAACTCTGCTAAAGAAATCAATATAATTGATTTTCATGGCAATTCCTCAATCTTGATATAGATTCCGACTGTATCTGCCCAGAACTTCTCGACAATCTCGCTGGCTACTTGGGCATCGTCTTGCCAGTATCCAAGTTTCGTCATGCAATCCTTGAGTAACTTCTGCAAATTGTCCGTATCTGGCTTCGTGGTCTTGTACTGGCCATCGTAGCTTTTTTTGACACGAGGGAAGCACCACTTGACTGTCAGCCTAATCGCTCCTTTGATTTTATTTGGAGGAACATGCTGCGCGAGCAAGCTCTCGAATTTCATCCTGGCATTTTTTAAATCAGTCGGCTCGTAAAAGATTGGTTTTCCAAATTGGACATTTACCTTTTTTTGTTGGTGAGTTGTTGTTGGAATTTTTTGCATCGGTAAAAAGAATTCAATTAACATTTTTAAAAATGCACTTCCTTTCTTTTTTTAATTTCGCGCTTAGTCCATGATCCTTGTATATGACAGGGTGCGTTTTAAGCAACCCTGTCTATACAGGTATGGACATGATGGACGACAGGACATTATCTATATATATAATATATAGTTGTCTGTCGCGCGACACCACCGTATTTTGCGGTTCTGTCGCGACAACGACACCACCGTATTTTTATAGTGTTGTCGCTATTAGGACACGACCAGAATTTTACGGTTCTGTCGCTGATTTTATTACAGGGATAATATTGCCTGTGTTTTTATCTATTTGATATTTTTTAGATGTTTTTATCCGTCTTTCGACAGTTCTGACAGTTATACCTAAGTAATCAGCTACATCTTCTTTTGATGGTGGTTCACCAAAATTTGCATTTTCGATAGCTTCATCAAACTCTATTAGCTTTTGTTTTTTATCTTCCTTCGCATTCTTTTTGCGAGTTTCTTTAGCTCTTTGCCAGCTCGGCTTATCATCTTCCAATTGTATATCCGCCAGCACGCCCGTTTCATCAATCGCATGCACTGGATAACTGAACCACATATTGACTGGCTTGAACTTGGCAAACTCTCGGAGCGTGCCTTCGACTCGCCATGCGGTCATTATCTGGACCTTATTGCGTACTTCCTCGAGCTTGTCTACATAAGGAGCACGAGCCATGACATCAGGGATGCCTTTCTCGAAATGTGTCCGCATCTGCGCAGGGCTTAAGAGGTCATCTAGCCCGACATTCTGTTGGTAATAGGAATTATTTCGCTCTTGCAAAGCCTGTTTATATACTTCGCACGCTGCCTGATTCAGCCTTTGAGTAAGTAATTCCTCTGACACTTCTAGCTCTACTAAGTCGATAAGCGCGTCAGGATCCCGAGCGAATACACCCGAACCACTAGCGCGATCCATGGACTTCTTGCCGCCTTGAGAACCTTTAGAGTGGTGATGGCAGTAGATAACGCTAGAGCCGAGCTCTGTGGCTACTTTGTCGAATTGATTGGTAAAATGCGCCATTTGGTCTGCGCTGTTCTCGTCACCAGTTAGAACCTTATAAATCGGGTCAATAATAACTGCGATGTAATTCTTCTTCAAAGCCCTGCGGATAAGCTTAGGCGCCAGCTTGTCCATCGGTACGGTCTTTCCACGCAAATTCCAGATATCGATGTTCTGGATGTTTTTTGGTGGCAATTCCATAGCCTGATAGACATCACGGAAGCGATGCAAGGCAGACGGACGGTCTAGCTCCAGATTGACATAGAGGACACGCCCTTGCGTACAATCCCAACCGAGCCACTTCTTGCCCTCGGCAATTGCGATTGACATTTCAATTAAAGCAAATGACTTACCTGCTTTAGAAGGGCCGGCAATCAGCATCTTGTGTCCTTGGCGAAGGACTCCTTTAATCAGCTCAGGCGCCAATTCTGGCAAGTTATCCCAGCTGTCGGCCAATCCTTCAGGATCAGGTAAATCATCGTTCAAATCTTCGATGTATTGATACCACTCATCCCAATCAACCTTACCAATGTTGGTATCTACCAAAAATTGCTTCTGGCCGTTTCGAATGAACCCTGGCATACGCGAAAGTCTACTTGGATTTTTATTTTGAGTATCAACTATAATTCCGTTCTTCTGACAGATCTTGTAAAGATAATCAACCCGGTTACGATATTCTTCGTAATTCTTGGCATCTACTTTGACGATGGCGTGTAGTGACTTGTTCCCGCTGTGAACCAAGGCTGCAATCGGCAATTCAAGTTCTTTATAAATAGCATTCTGCTTGTCAATCGGCATGCTGTCGGATTCAACCAAGGCATAGCGAAAATCTGTTACGTTTTCATTTTTTGCGCCCTTTCCATCCATGGGATTGAATCGCACCCATGCGCCAGCTTCTTCGTGGTAATCGCCAAGGACAGCTCCAATATCTCCATTACATTCTTGTAAGAGTTGAATCAATTCCCCAGCTGTGCGGTCGTAAGCTCCCTTAATTGGTAGCCATTTGACAATCTCGCCAGTTTCAGCGTCAGTTTTTTGGTAGCATTTGGTCACATAACCTACATTTTCGCCAGCTTCAAAAAGTGTTTCAAGGTATTTTATAATCTCCTGAACCGGATTCCAAATTGTCGGCTCATGGATTTCTTTACCTTCAATCCAGTCTTTATCAATGACACGATAATCACGGTCTATTGTATCAGTCCATCCTAACTCATGCGCATTCTCGCTATCATAACTAGACTGCGACACCCAGCCATTTTCTTTAGCAAGTTGGGTAATAGTCGCACCCGTCACGATTGTTCCTGCTTCTTCGTTGAAAGTATCCCATTTCTTGAAACACTCGAATTTCTTGTATCGGCTATCGTTTTGCGACCAGTTATCCCAGTCAGATGCCGTATAGCCCTCGTGTTTAAGGGCCATACCCACATTTACCCAAGTCTGGTAATCTACCGTGGCAGGATTGATATAATCCAGCAACGGCAACAAATTAAAATCATTCTCTGCCACTGTTTTCTCCTTTTTTTAAAATAAACTAATTTGAAAGGATGAGAGCATTTTCTCCTGTGCAGCCTTATAAAAATCTTTCTTGATTTCAAATCCATAGGCTGACCTATTCATCTCAATAGCAGCCCTTAAAGTTGAACCAGAACCTGCTACAGGATCAATAACAACATCGCCCTCATCTGTAAAAATTTCGATCAATCGTTTCAAAACTGGTATCGGCTTTTGCGTGGGGTGGATAACGGGATAAGAGCTATCTTTTTCCCACGGGGCATGATTGAGTATCATAGCCCCGCCATTGTTAAATTTAGGTAGTTTATTACGATATAATACCGTTGCCTCTTCAACTGCACCAACAATTTTCATATTGGCCTTTAGCACTTGTGGGCTTGATTTCTTTGTAAAATAGAGCGGATAAGCATTATTAAAGCCATGCTTTTTACCACATTCTATAATCATATCCCTCTGTTGCCAGGCATGAAAGACAATCATAGCAGGCGCTTTCCCCTTTTCCTTTGGTTCTTTTTTCAAGAGCCGACTGCAAAAGTCAAAGAAATTGTTAATCTTGAAATCATTGTCTGTGTCAAAAAATGACTTCCCAGCCAACTTGCTCTCACCATTTTTGTTGTCCCCGTCCTGATACCAGCGAGGGTCAGAGGCATAAGCGTTATTCCCTAAATTGTAAGGTATATCTGCAATAATGAGCTACGCCCTTGGAATGTTATACCGTTTGGCGTTCTCAAAATGATCGTTAAATAATTCATATTTCATACATCACCCCGGTACATATTCAGCCGGTCGCACGCCTGCTGGCAATCGCCAGCCGTTTGCTGCGATCCGGTCAATCATATTTCTAGCTTGGTCAAATTGCCACATACCAACATCTTTAAAGCCTCGCCCTTCTAGGAACCGAATTTGCTTAGGCGTGGTGAAGCCTTCTGATTGTCGTTTGTGCAATCTATCAAGTAAGAGATTAGCTTTTCCAGCGTTGCCTATTTCGTCAGTAAAGATACCGTACTTCTCAAGTGCTTTCAGCTGCTTGTCACTAGCAGGCGCCATCTCCCATCCAAAATTAGGCACGTAGTTTGACAAGTCTTCAGCGTGGATAGACATCTCGAATTGCAACGGATCAACCAGCTTACGCTTGCGCTTACGCATTTCTTCCAACTGTTTAGCCAACGCTTCCTCGCGTTGAGCGACTACATCTTCTGTAGCTTTGACTTCCATATCTTCAAGGTCAAGCATGACACCTGTCTGCTCTTCCATATTCTCGACCATTTTTTGAGCAACTTCTGGAGTCTCGCAGATCAAGTGAGCTGGTCGGCATAGTTCGTGGCGTTCTGTATGCCAGAGAAAGTCAAGCAAGAGTAACTCTTCTTTACCTGGATACAAGCGCGTCCCACGCCCTACCATCTGAGAATAGAGCGCCCGCACTTTAGTAGGTCGTAACACTACCACGCAGTCTACTGATGGACAATCCCAGCCCTCGGTCAAAAGCATAGAATTACAAAGCACATTGTAACGGTCTTTCTCGAAGTCTTCTAAAACCTCCGCACGGTCCTTGGACTCTCCATTGACTTCAGCGGCACGAAAACCTTTAGCGTTTAGGATATCGCGAAACTTCTGCGAGGTCTTGACCAGGGGCAAAAATACGACTGTTTTACGGTCAGCACATTGCTTAACCATTTCGTCTGCTATCTGCTCCAGGTATGGATCTAGTGCAGTCCCCACGTCACTAGTTTTGAAATCTCCTGCCGACATGCTGACATTTGATAAATCTAAGCTGAGCGGGATTGTCAAAGCCTTGATTTTCGATAGATAACCTTCTTTGATGGCCTGCACTAGCGAATACTCGTAAGCCAAGCTGTCGAAGTAAGAGCCAAGGTTCTTCATATCTCCACGGTCAGGCGTTGCAGTTACTCCCAATACATTCGATTGTTCAAAATAACCAAGGACACGTTGATAACCGTCTGAAATAGCGTGATGAGCTTCGTCAACCACAATCGTATCGAACCAGTCAGGAGGAAATTGACTAAGTCGCTTCTCTCTCTGCATGGTTTGGACCGATCCGACGACTACTCGATACCAGGAGCCGATAGAAGTATTCTCTGCTTTTTCTAAGGCCGTGCCGAGTCCTGTCGCAGTCTTGAGCTTGTCGCTAGCCTGCTCTAAAAGCTCTGACCTATGAGCAAGGACAAGCACACGCTTGCCCTCTTTCACTTGGTCTTCAATGATTTTGGAGAAGACGATTGTCTTTCCACATCCTGTAGGCAATACTAAGAGCGTGCGCTTGCGACCTTTAGCCCATTCAGCTTGAACAGCTTCACGTGCTTCCTGTTGATAAGGTCTTAATTGCATCCCTTACCTCCTAGAATTGCCCAGCTTGGTATCCAGCTTGTCCTTGTGGTTGTTGTCCAAAGTTCTGCGGTTGTGGTTGTTGCGGTTGTTGGTAGGCTGGTTGTGCAGCTTGTCCTGGTTGTTGGTTTAATACTTTTGTATAATCAACGTCTTCAGGATAAAGCATAGACTTAACCTCGTTGTAATTGTTGTTATTGTATTGTCGGGTTCCGACTTTACATACACCAGTTGCGCCTATGATGGTATTCCAGTTCATGCGAAGCGGTTCGCCTTTTTTCTTTTGGCCAATTGCAGCAAAGAAAGCAGATAGCATGCCTTCAGTTGAGCTGTGCAGGAACAGGTTGTGACGCAGTTCAGTTTCGCCTTCGTTGGCTACAATCTTGATGCTGACGATAGCCTTGTTACACGCTGGCAATTTGCCGGGATTTTGTGGATTCGGCGTGTGGCGTGTACGCTCCATACCAACGACCGTGAAGTGGTACAGTCCGTCAGGCAATAGGACACGGTCCGAGTCTTTTTCGATAGTGCCTTCCCAATCAATTTCGTGATCAAAGTTATTGTATTGTTGTGTCATGTTGATTTCTCCTTTAAGCTAAAATAGTAATTTTTTTGTTGCTAGCAAGTTCATTTTTTAAATAATTTGCGATGCTTTCGACGGCTTCTAATTTCCATTTACCACCATCTGCTTCAAAGAGCGCAAGATTTGCCAATTTGTTGATGCGGAAGACAAATTGACTTGCTGGTTGTTCCACTTCGTTGAAAGTACGATATGGTCGCAAGGTTACTGGATTTGGAGTTTTAGCTTGTGCTAGGCTTGCTACACCATCGCGAACCGTAGCCATTTGACTGATGCCATTGTCCTGTACTTCTGCACCTTTTTCGATTTTCAAATGGCTAGCAAAATCCAAAACCAAATTACGGTCTGCATCATCGATAAACATAGACTGCAGCATAATATTGAATTCTTCCTGGTCACGCCAATTGCTGAATGGAATAACTGGGACAGATGCTCTTACAGAAACAAGTTGAGGACGTTTACCATTTTCAAAATCAACTTGATCATATACAGATACTTTTTGACAACTGTCCACGACAACTACAAGTTTACGATCACTGATGAAATCGTTATCTGACTTGAGATAATCAACAAGACTCTTGAGCGTCTGAAGCTCAAGGATAGGTGCATACTTACGAGGATTAAGTTCCTGTAAGTCATATTCATTGCTGTCAAAATACTCCTTCCCAGTTTCTGAACGAATGATTTTGTTTTCTTTACCCGCTAGTTCGACTGTGTAAGATAATGCTTCTTTGAGATTTTCTGTCATGGTTAGTTACCTGCTTTCTTTTTGTTGTAATCAATGATATTTGTGTTTTGTTGCTCTACTTCTTCGACGAGTTCGCCAGTGTCAGTTCTCATGTCTCCATTGTCATCAAAGTAAGTCTGACCAGGGATGCCGCTCTTGAGCTCATTTGCGTGAATTTTACCAGTGTCGTCGCGACCGACAATAACAGTTGTTGCAACGCCTTTTTGCGGTGCCAAAGTGGATTTGACTTCCATACCTGTCTTAACGACTGTACGTTCATCGTCTGTTGACATCGTTAGTGTGATAGTAACTTTGCGAGTCGCTTTAGCTTCTGTATTGAGATCCAGAATGTTCTCAAGGACTTTTTCAAGTTCTTTGTCAACCTTTTCTTGTAGGGCTGTATTTGCGATTTTTGACAAATCAATTTTAATAGTTTTATCTTTCATAGATACTCCTTATTATATTTTGCTATGATTTCTAATTCCCAAAACTTACACGGTAAAGGGCAATTCAGGGTCTGCTCGCACTTGGTTTTGAATAACTTCCATAGTGGCCTGCCAGTGTGCAACAATCATATCCCAATAATCAGGCGGGAAGTTTTCGATTGGTGTGCCCAGCGGAAAGTGACCTCGTATGTATGCAACTTTTTGGAGCTCTTCTTCCGTCACGTTGCCTTGCGTCATGAGGTCCGTCAAACTCTTAGGCAAGCTTGCATGATATTGTGCTGGTGGTGTCTGCGGCGTGCTAGGAGCTTCATTTTGAGGTTTTTCAGCCACCTGTGACATATCGAGAGGCAATTCCTCTTGGATTTGCTCAGGGGCTTGCTGTGTGGTCTGCTGAGGCGCTGAAGCGACCGCCTGAGGTTGTTGCGGAATAGGTTGCACTTGTTGATTCGCAAAGATATGAGCAATTCCAGCGTAGTTGAACGGTAATTTACCAGGTAATCCATGACGATTCTTGGCATCCCAAGCGGGGCGATGGTTAGTGTACATCACGCGTTCACCACCTTGCGCTTTTTTCTTGCCGTTATCAGTCGTCATGACCAAGGTCTTGTAGTTGGCGAATAGAACCATATCTGCCCATTCTTTTACGAGTGGAGCGGTCTTAGACCCTGTCTTTTGACCGAGCTTTAATTCATATCGATCGTACGAACCCATCTCGTCTGGTTGTTCGAATTTCTTAATTTGAGCGTGCGCAGTCAATACCACGTTGATACCCATATCAACCAAATCAGACAAGCTATTCAAGAAACGACCCATTTCTTCTTGGACATAAGTATACCCTTTGCCCCATCCGAAATCTTCAATCCCTTGCTTACCATGTTGCGAACAGATGTAATTAACTGCCAAAGCTTCCGCCCAGTCGATTGTGTCGATGACGAGCGTTCCACATTCTGTCGGATTCGCCTTGATAAAAGCAATCTCATTAATAAGCATGGTCCAGCTGGTCGGCTTGTCGAGTCGTGCCACATCCATGTTGTCTGTCGACCCTTCTGTGTCGATGAAGACAGCATTTGGAAATTCAGCGGCAAACGTGGACTTGCCAATTCCTTCAGGACCGTAGATAACTACCTTTTGAGCTCGCGCCCGTTTTCCTCTTGTAATCTGCATTTTTTAGTCCTCCGCTTCGTCGCTTAGCAAGCCTTTTAGAAGCCCTTTGATATATTTTCGTTTCGCGTCTTCAATATCTTCGGTTAATTCTTCCGGCTCTTTGCCATCAAGTGTTTTTAGTGTGTATTCTGCTTCGACGACTAAAATTTCACAATCGAGCGCGTTTGCTAATTTTTCAAAGTCTTCTTTTTGCTCTTCGATTGCCTTGAGTTCATTTTTTGCAGCGCGTTTAAGATCATCTGTATATTCAACAGAATAAGCAAACGTTCCTTTTTTGCTTTTATAGTTGTTTACAAAAGTTCCTGTTTTTTTATTTCTTAATACTGCGAATTTGTCTGTGTATTTCATGATATTTCCTTCTTTCTTTTTTAGAATCCGCCTTGCCACCCTTGCGGTGTTTGAATTATTTCGGGTTCGACGCTGTAACCGTCTTCGATAATAACTGAGCACTCTCCGCCCGTTGAAACTCTTGTCGCGATAGCTTGCAATCCTTCTTTTTCAAGCCATGCTCCGAACTCATGTAGAGTTAGTTGATCCATTTGCTCCAGCTTATCAATCAGCACAAAACCACATTCTGGCTTCAATTTTCGCACAATTGCAGTAGCAACTTGCAGCTGCTGACTACCAGACATGTTGTCCCAACGCTGACCGAGGTAGAGCAGTTCGCCATCATCCACAGACAAACCAGGCAACGGCAAGTCTGCGTTAGTGAGCAGGTCTGTCTTCTGCTTGCGGATGTCAGCAATAACAAGATCTAATTCACGATACTGCTCGCGATAACCATTGGCATCTTCTTCCGCTTTATCCTTGTCTATATTAGCACGTACTTTACGATTGATTTCGTCAATCTCTGCGATGTTGCTTTCGATTTCTTCAGTCGATTCATCAATCAAATCTTGCGTATCTTTGCGTGCAATATCAAGGTCTTGCGCTAGCCCTTGCTCTTTCTCTCGAGCTTCTTCTAACATTTTGCTAAGTCGTTCGACGTCTGCAAGTGCCCCTTGATAGTCGTTTTCAATCTTCGCAAGGTTTTGACGTTTGCGGGCGTTCTCGCCATTCTTTGCAAGAATTTCTTGTTGTTGTTGAATGAGTTCCGCGATAGAGACTAGCTCTTTCGGTGCATCTGGGTAGTAAGGTTGCTCCTTTGCAAACTTTTCTTTTTGGTCAGCAATCACACCGATTGCATGGCGCTCGTCGTACTTGGCTTTTTCCTGCATTTCCAGTTCAGCCAACTGTGGACCAACTCCGATAATCTGTAGAAGAGTCTTAGCTTTTTCTTTGCTAGTCTGCTCCATGAATTTTGGCAAGTTGATAGCCAACTCTTCCACGAAGCTATCAAGCAAGTTTTGACCAGCCTTGTTACCACTCGGGTCGATGACCTTGAGAGTGCTGTTCTTTCCGCTACGCTCCACAATCAAGCCGTTTGATAGCGTGATTTTAAGACTAGGAGGGATTGTACTGCCTTCGCGTTTTGCTTGGCTAGGTTTGTACTTGTTACCACCCAGCGCCCAAGCAATCGCGTCCAGCACGCTTGTTTTTCCCTGATTGTTATTTCCACCGACAATTGTTAAACCAGTCGCTGACGGTTCTAATTTGACCGCCTTGACGCGTTTGACGTTTTCGATTTCTAGTTTGTTAATTGTTACCATTTGTTACTCCTTTTTTATTTTGGCGCAGGCAAACCAACCAATTCAGGTTTCAATCCTTCTGGTCGCTCGTTGTCGAATGTGAACCCTGCGAATGGTCTGCGGATGTTCTCACGAATCGCTCTGCGTTCTGCGATTCGTCCTAAAGCATAGGCCTCTTGACTTGCTCGGATGATGTCTGCATCATGCTGCTGTTGCATTTTCTTTTCTTCGGCTTTCTTCAAGTCGATGTTGTGCGTGTGGATTCCTGCTCCGAGAAATCCGATTAGCAGTGCGCCAACTCCCAAAAGTTGGCTTGTTAAAGTCGGTTCTGTCATGTTAATTTTCCTTTTCTAGTTGTGAAATCTTGGTTAAAAGTTTTTCCAACTCCTCTTTACCGTTGATATATCCTACGACGTCATCTGTAATATCTGTATCATAGGTAAGATTCCATTTTTCAGTTTCGTTGTTATGTTTTAACACGGCTAACTCTAAACCGTATGAATAAGGATTGTGAACAACACTTGCGCCGTAACTGTTTTTAAAATGGTATTCATGCCTTGGATACTTTCCAAAAGATGATTCAGTTTCTTCAAAACTTTCACATTCAATGTCAATTTTTGGTATAAAATATTTCATGTTAAACTCCTAATAATTTTTCTAAGTCAGCAATACGCTGATATAAGATTTGGTTTTCTTCTCGTGTTTCAATTAATTCACGGTTCAAGTCTAATGCAACTACTCTCCAGTCAAGATTAGTTTCTTTGACCACTTCCGAAAAGTAGTTTTTAATTCTTGTTAGTAGGTTCATACTATCCTCTCTTTGCTAATTGACTTTGAAATCGTAGTACATCGTTCAGGTCATACAAGCACTTACCACCTTTTACATTTTGTTGATAGCTGAACTTGCCTTGATCTCTAAAATCTTCGATTCGCTTTCTGCCCCAACCAGTGGCTTGCATAACGTCCTTGATTGGGACCATGCTTATTTGTCTTGAGACTTGTCTTTTAGCCTCTTTCAAAGCCTCGACGTTAATCTTCACAAGATCATGGAATAATTCATTTTTGAAATCTTCACCAAAAAGTTCCAAAGCCATTGGCAATCCCTCTCTTTCTGTGATATAATTTAGTTAGTTTTTTATTGATAAGCGCCTGACTCTCGTTAGGTGCTTTTTATTTAGTCGCATACAGTTACTGTATAGACTGTCTTGCTCATTCCATCGCTAGAATGTACGGTTGATTTTTCTACTGTTATGTCTGCCGTATCATTGGCCATTTTGAAGAATAGATACAACAAACATTCTCGTAAAATTTTTAATCTTAAAGGAACAGTTAGAAATCGCTTGACTTCTAGATCAATCCGACTAAGATTTTCTGACAATGTTACTTCGCTCACTCTCTAATTCCTTTCTAAATTTGGTATAATAAAATCAAAAACGAGGTAATTCTAATGAAATTAAATCCCGATTGCACCCGTGACCTATTACTTGATGTTGAAGCAAAATCTACATTCGATAACGTTGTGATCTACAGCGAAGAAGAGGACGAACCTTTATTTAATAAATATGGGGTAGATACGGTCTTTTACCATATTCGCCAAGCAGATCACGCAGGATTTTTTATCGGAGAAGTATCTTACACTTTTGACTTATCCGCAATCATTATCGACTTGTCTCCAGAAGCACACGAATTTCTGGCCAATATTAGACAAGATACAAATTGGAATAAGACTAAGAGTATAGCTTCAAAAGTAGGCTCGTTTTCATTGAATGTTTTAAAAGACATCTCTGTAGAAGTCATTTCAAAAGTCATTTCAGACCAACTTAACAAGTAAAGTAATTTTTAATTCAGAAAATCTTGTCGTTGTTTCTAGGTTTTTTAATTCATAATTTTTTACCCCTGTTAATTCCTTGGAATCCAAAATCAATTTATTGTCACGTAAGGACAAGCTGCTTAATCGTGGCCTTCCTTTGCTTTTTTTAGCAACATATGGCCAATGTTTCGGTCTTGGCATATATCTTCCTCCTACTCAATTCAATTTCTACCGAATTTTAAAATCTTCAATAACCCGAGCAATGAACTGATTTGCTTGTGGATTTTTCAGCTTACCATTCAGGATATTAGTTACATCTTGACGAGCCATGCTATACTGTACCGCTAGCGTCGCCATCGTCAAATTGTGTTCTTTCAGATAATCTCTGATTTTTTGACGTCCACCATCCATGTTGGGCATATTTCTCTCCTTTCTTTTTTCCTTTCCTCGCTTTCTGCTATAATAAAACTAGAAAGGAGGATCATATGCATAGAATAAAAGTTACTTTTTCAGATGGTACCGAAGCTTTTTTCCATGAAGAACAAACTTTTCAAACTTGGAAAACTTCAAACAACTCAGTTTCATTAGGTGAGCTTAGTGGACTTTGGTATCACCATCACGATGGTTTGGTTCCAAGCTTTTTAGAAATAGTAGCAAACGCTCCATTTTTCTTCGATGTTGAAAAACCATCAACCATTTACGCTTCTGCTTCAATTGTTAAAGTCGAAGCTATATAATTTTACACATGGCTATTCAAGGCGCGCTTCGTGATTTCGTCTTGGATAGCTTTTGTCATCGCTAAGCCATGCTCTGAAAAACTAGTGTTTTTCGAAACTAGCAAAATTGCTTGCGAATATGTCTCAGATTGTTGAATAGCTTCATCAGCGACCTTCTCAACAAAACTTTGAATATCGTTTTTTAGATTCTCTAAAGATATTAGAGGAGCTTCATTTTTCGACATTCGTGTCCCTCCTTTCTTTAAAAGTAAGAAAATGAGTTAGATTTTTTATATAATTACTTGACAAAGTTAAACAAATAATTTAAAATGAAGTCGTGATAAAAAGCATGATAAAAACAATCTCTATCAATCGTATCGCTCGCCAAAGCTATTATTTTTAGATAAGTTTTTCTTCGCTTTTTGCTAACTCATTAACTTACAAAAACTATTTTAAATCATTTATTTAATTTTGTCAACAGTTTTAAATAAATAATTTAAATATTTTTTGTCAATCTCTCAGAAAGGTTGATAAATCAATGTTTCCTACGTTTGAAAAAGTTAGAGAACTAGCTCGAAAAAAGGGACTTTCTCTAAATCAAGTAGAAGAAAAATTGGGATATAGTAAGAATACTCTATATTCTTTAAAAAGACAGAAAGTCAGTTCTGACCGCCTACAAGAAATCGCAGACTACTTCAACGTATCCACTGACTACTTGCTTGGTCGTACAGATAACCCTGCAATAGCAAGCGATGATACAATCGCAGGCTACACGTCTGACGACCTCCGAAAAATGGCAGAGAATGCAAAGACTTTTGATGGAAAACCGCTTACGGATGATGATATCGATGCGATCCAGAACATCATCGAGATTTATTTGAGAGGTAGATAGTATGACGAGTATTCCAATGAAGAAGAATCCATTCAGAGAAAAGATGACAGCGATTAGAATTGTCAATCCTGAAACTTCTCAGTTTCTAGGAACGATCACTAATTTTGATATGTTTCCCGGCTCAACATCTTTGATTGCCTTTCTAGATTTTTTTAATCTGAGACCCGATACAGACTATATCTTATCTCTAACTGCCCACTTCCCTGATGGTACATCCTATCCTGTCCATGCTACGAGAATAAATATTGCAAGGCAGGACTTTGTTTTGCTAGAAGATGGCTTTGGGATGGCTACTGGAAATTTCAATTTTAGTTTTACAATACAGAATCCTAGTAATTTTTACTTTTTCTTTGTCTTGATAGACGAAAATGGGCAGGAAGTAGATACAGCATATAGTTATCATCATTTTGGAAAGTGGGGATAAACAATGCCTGACACACAAGATAATTTCGAACCTACCGCTTCCAATGTTTCTTCAATTCACGCTTCTAAACCTTCATTGAAAACTGTACCCATACAAAATCGTGGTATAATGGAGTCAGAAATGTTATCGGAGGAAAATATTATGTCGCAAGATACTTATAGCAAATCTGAAATCGACTTAAAACTTGATAAAATTAATTCTGACACCCAGCACGGATTCGAGAAAATTGATTTAAAAATTGACCAACTAAAACAAGAAATGCGTAGCGGATTTGAAAAAGTCGATTTGAAATTCGATAATTTCGAGAAACGTGTAGAGACTATGTTGCTAACTCAAGAAAACAAAAGATTAGAAGAGCAAGCCAAAAGCAAAAAAGAGTTCATGTATTGGTTTATCGGACTGTTAGTTAGTACCTTGCTCGGCATACTAGCAATCATCGTAACCATTTTAACAACAAAATAACACAAAAAGGATGATAGCATATGACTATTGAAGAGTTGGTAGACTCGCACGGTGTCACTCTAGCTTATTTTGATAATGAACTCTGGCATAGACCAGGGGTCTACATCAAAGAAATCAATATTATCTTTATAAACCGTGAATTGTCCGAAAACGCAAAAAGACGGGTCATATACCACGAATTAGGACATCTGGAACATTCTACCGCACTATATCAAAACAACCACACTAGATGCGAGAATGAAGCCAATAGGCACATGATCCATAAACTACTAGAAGAAGAACTCGCACTATCAGATGACCATCAATCATTCAACTATCTTCATTTCATGCAAAAACATGAACTTAGAACAGTCGCAGACGAATTAATGGTCATTGATGAATATTATGAATTGATAGGATAATTAAGAAGATAAATTGGAGGTCAATATGAAATTTTGTCCTGAATGTGGCAATCCCGTAGAAGGCTATAAATTTTGCCCGAATTGCGGTTTTTCCATCGCTAACCAAGAACCGACTGAACAACCTCAGCCAGTCAAAAAGCCAGTCTCTCCGTCTCCTGCTGCTAGAAGCAGGAAAACAGACAAAGTCGGTCCACTTGAGATTGACAGACACCATCGCACTTATCGCATAAACGGAGCTCGCAGAGCAAAAGGTTCGTCTGGAATCGTCGGGGGAGCAATCAAGGGTTCTGTAAAAGTTGGTCTTGCTATGGGAACGATGGGATTATCCTTAATCCCTTCCATGGTTAAGAAAGACAAGAACGACACTGGATGGTATTCGTTCGAGGATTTGGTATCCTATGAATTGATTGTAAACAATCAGACGGTCGTTTCGGGTGGTGTTGGTCAAGCCTTGGTTGCAGGCGCCATGTTCGGGCCTATTGGAGCAGTCGCAGGGGGTATCGTATCCAAACGAAAATCAACCTCTAAAATTTTGGACATGACTCTTCGTGTAACTTCAAATGACTTCAACAAACCAGTCGTATTCATTGACTTGATTAGAAAGCCAGTAAAAAACACTTCAAAAGAATACAAAGAAGCCGTCGAGAACGCACAGCGAATCATGGGAGCTTTGGACGTTATCGTCCATAATTCGTAAAAATAAAAAAATCCCCACACTCTCGGTCGGCAAACTTCTGAGTGTGAGGAAATCGTGTATAAGAAATAACCATTCAAAGGGTTGTTTTCTTATACTCATTTTATCAAGAAATGAGGTAAAAATCAATGGAAATCAAGTCTTACAAAAAGAAAAACGGTAAAACAGCATACGGTTTTACGTTTTACCTTGGAAAAAAGAACGGCAAGAGCCAATTTGCCAGAAAAAAAGGATTTGAAACCAAGGCGAAAGCTCGTGCAGCACTTCTCCAACTGCAAAGCGACATAGATAACGCTGAGCAAGTCAGAAAGAATATAACAGTTAGAGAGATAGCTGAAAAATGGCTTGAAGAATACAAAGAGACCGTTCAAGAAAGCACCTATCTAAAGACTTCAAGGAATTTCGAAAACCATATATTTCCAGTTTTAGGAGATAGAAAAATAAGCTCTATCACTCCTCTCCAAATGCAAGAACAAGTCAACGAATGGTCTAGAAAATTAGTATACGGGCGAAAACTAAAGGGCCTTATGAACAATATCTTTAAGTATGCGATTAGGCACGAATACCTGGATACAAATCCAGTCGATAGCGTGGTTACAACTATCCGAAAGAAAACGGACGAAAAGAGCGATTTTTACAACAAAGACGAACTTCAGACATTCTTAAAATTGGTAGCACAGACCGATAATTTGGAAAAGATAGTCCTCTTTCGTCTTTTAGCCTTCACTGGAGCCCGTAAAGGGGAGATTTTAGCCCTTGAATGGGATGACTGGACCGATAACACTCTGAATATAAACAAAGCCATTACAAGAGGATTTGAGGGCGAGAAAATAGGTCGTACTAAAACAGTAAGTAGTAAGCGACTGATCAGCTTAGACAAAAAGACAAAAAATATCTTACAAGAGTGGAGAGAGCATAATCCGGATACAAGATACATTTTCGAGACTGAGTCTGGCAAGCCGATGCCTGCTAGTCTACCAAGAAAATGGTTGCTTAGCATTTTGAAAGATAGCGACTTGCGACCAATTAAAATCCACGGCTTCAGACATACGCACGCAAGCCTTTGCTTTGATGCTGGCATGACCTTGAAGCAAGTTCAGCACAGACTAGGCCATTCTGACCTTAAAACGACTATGAACGTATATACGCACATAACCAAGCAAGCCAAGGATGATATTGGAGAGCGCTTTGCAAATTATATTGATTTCTAGGATACAGCAAAATGTTGTATCCTTTGTTGTATCCTTTTTTTAAAAAAGAATGCTAAACAATAAAAAAGACAAAAAGAAAAACGCTGATTTATCAACGTTTTAGAAAGGTTTGCGAAAGAATTCGAAATATATATGGAGCCGGTGGGAGTCGAACCCACGTCCAAACACCTGCTAACATATTCGTCTACAACCATAGGTTATGTATTGTTTTAACAGTCCCTCGACACATAACTCAAGCCTAGGAACTGCGAGTCT